TCGTTTGGCGGAGCTAACAACTGCTGTTCAAGAGCTGACTGCCATTCTAGAAGATCTCCTTCAACTAGAGGACGAACAGGACACAGAAGACGAGCCATATGCAAAACTGCATGACGATACTGGCCGAAAAGGCGGGGCCAAGCGAGACAGATCGCCGTCTCCGAAGGAAGCGAATCCTGACCAAGACACCATTCTTTAAAGTCATCCCAATCGGATCGCTTACCTTGATTGTTTTGGAACGAGCCGAACTCTTCGAAGTCGCCATCCTTCTTACAGTAGTCGGAAGCCTGTTGGGGGGTGCCGCGAGAGCCTTCAAGATGATAACGATCACCTAAAATAGCCTTTACTTGTTGCATGCGCTTGCGTTCGGCGAAGATGATAAAACCTTGTAGATGAGGAGTTCCAGAGTCGCCAACCTCACGACCAAAGACCAGATAGTCAACGTGCTCGGTCTCGGCGAGGTCCTGGAGGGCCTGGGTCTCCCCGGCGGTGGGGTTGTTCAAGGTAAAGCACCAGCGAACGCCTCTCATGGTGGAAAAAGATTGTGGTCGAACGGCGAAAACCAATGACGGACCCGGCAAAAAAATCGCGCGCGCGGAAATTCAAAAATCGCGCGCCATACAAAATCCACGTACGGAGTGGACGGACGGGAAGTGACTGGGTAATACTACGCCAGTCACTTTAGGGTTAACATTAATCACAATGGCAGATCGACAGATAGGACGCTATCAACCAAGAGCTATCCTTGGTGCGGGTGGTGTTGCTGCTCATCTTATTAACAGAGCTGCACGTGGTGACTTCGATAACGCTGCAAGACAAGTTCGTCAAAGGGCTAGGCAGTTATACGACAGTTGGGAAAGATCTCGAGTACCACCTCATAGACCACAAAACGTTGGAGTGAACATGCCGCGACCACAAGGAGGAAGCGGATATGCGGGGTATAGAAGTGGGCGTTTCAATCGTATCATTAGCCGTAAGCGTGGCCGCTCTCGTGGTCGCCGTCGTAAGCTTCGTTTCGGAACGCAGGTCAGAAAGCAAGCTTTGGGTCTGTTTGAAGGAAAACGTTACGGAAGGGTTCAAGCATTCAACGGGGTTCTAAGCAATGTGATGTCCCGCTTTGAACCTATGGATCTCATGACAACCTACGAAACACCCGCAGCCGACACGGCTCAGGGAATGTTAACCATTCCAACTGGACTCAGGCAAGGATTGAAGATATTCGTTCGTGGAATCAGGATTCAACTACACATCAGGAACAACCAAGCGACTCAACCGGTCGACGTTCGTATCATCTGTGGTTGGCGCAAGCATAGTGCTCTCGGCAAAGCCTTACTGGATCCACCAGCTGAGTATTATCACTGGATCTTCAAGAATAGGTCAACTACGCAGGAACCGGTGGCACTCAATGCAACGACCGAGTTCTTAAACATGCCGTGTAGCACGGTAATGGCGCCACTCGCCTCAAGCAAGCATTTCGTCTGCGCAAAAGACATGGTGATTCGTCTTGGTGCAAATAATGGTGGAGATGAGAATGCAGGAGAAAATTTCCGCCTGATGAAAATTTGGTGGGAACTCAACAACAAGATCAACAAGTTGGAAAAAGATGACACAGACTCGGTTCCTGGAGATGCTGAACAGCTTATGGATTGGTATCCGGTAGTCTATGTCTACCACACGGATCCTAGCAATGTGACGCCGACATCCGATGTGACGTACAATTTCTACAGCAAGGTCTACTGGAAGGATCCACTGGGATAAGAGTATCTAGATTGTAGGTGGCTGTATTGGGGCCCATGAATACACCTAACTGTTAGTGCTTATTTAGTATAACGACTGCGCCAATTGCGAGTGTAGGGGTACCGCTTATAACGGGTCCATCCGAAGGCCCCGGTCTTTCCATAAGGGCGGTGAGTCTGAAGGTAACGTTTGCGATACGGCGACATGAACCGACGGCCTGGCCGATAGTAGTTAGGGGGGCGTTTAGCTCGAATCCACGGCATCGCTGAAGTTAACGGTGTCAAAGCGGTCTGCTGTTAGTTTAGTGGTGTCGGGTTCCTCGTTGCAGAAAACGACGACATGGGGGACGTGGACGAGAAGTTTCGTCGTAGACTCGTACTTGGGGGAGAACACGACTCGGTTTTTTAGTTGTTCCAGGATTGAATACTGGAAATACTCCATTCCGCCTCGGGGGATATCGAAAAAGAAGAACCTTTTGGAAGAATCAACCGCGTGAGCCAAATCATCACGCTTACCAACCGAAAGCAACTGCGTATCCTCTGCGTGCTTACTCAACCAATATGAAGCAAACCAACTCTTACCTGCACCACCTTCGGGATCAACGAGAAAATGAACTTGACGATCGTTTGGCGGAGCTAACAACTGCTGTTCAAGAGCTGACTGCCATTCTAGAAGATCTCCTTCAACTAGAGGACGAACAGGACACAGAAGACGAGCCATA